TCGGAGATATTAACTCCTGGTGATAATTGGAAAGCCATTTTGTGTTCTCCTTTTTTTTATTATAGAACTAAATCGTATTATCTATTTATGTTTTTATAAAGTTGACGATAGATAGCCTCTGCGCTTTGTCACAGTCCAGAGGTCTTCACCGTCAAAATGTTTTTCTTCTTCTAATCCGTCATCCAAAATACCTATTGGTAGCAATTCTTCTTCCATTTGAATGTTTCGTTCTTCCAAAAGTCTCTGTCTAACATCTGAATTTGTTATTTCTTTGAAGAAACTTTGTGCTGTCAGCCATGAAAAAAGTACCAAGGTCATTACGATATCATCATTATTGCCCTCTTCGGCTTTATATGTATCTTTATCCCTAACAAAGGTATTTAGTTCCGCGATGGTGTCAAAGTCTGTAGTAAGGAGTTTGTCCATTTCTATAAGAGTTTTCAGATTGGAACAACCAATCTTTTTGACAGTCTTGGATGTTTTGACACCATAGGCCGCGCCCTTCTTGAAGCCGGAAGCAATGTGCTGACCTTTGATATCGTGACTTTCAATACGAAAGATGTTCTCATACTCCAAATCATAATGTAAAATATCAACAACTTGTTGACCAACGCTATTTGTTTCTACCAATATCCAAGCCCGATTATATTTGTTAGCAAGATTATAAACATATGTTGGGAAGATGAAAGCTGACAGTTTATTGTCTCTAAATTTGGCTACATGTTTATATGGTAATTCGGTAACGTCTACAATTGAGCATACAGAATAGTCTAGACCTACGCCTTCAGCACAGTCTACAATCGCCATGTAAGTATGACCTGGCTTTGGTGCTTCGTAAATGTCTAAGTATTCTTCTTTTTCTACTGGATTATTAAACGCTAACATCTTCAGTTTAGCGCCAGGAATCAATGTAGCTGAAGAACCAATAAACTCAGTCTCAAACTCTTGCCTGAACTGTTCTTCACTGGTGTTCCTAATCGTTTCTTCACGCCAAGCGGCATCTCTTCCTGGGACCATAGACCAGTGAACTTCAAATGGTACATACAATGAACGCTGTTCTACCGCATCAGTCCACATCTTATAGAACTGATTCAATCCATGTGGCGTTGAAACAATAATAACTTTTGTCGTTCTACCGGATGAAATAACCGGATACGTAGAAGTAAAGAACTCGGCTGCTATGTTTTGTGGAACGAAAGCAAATTCGTCCAAGAATACAAGATTGTATGTTCCTCCACGAACACCAGATGCGTTTGTTGCGTAAGCAGAAATCTCAGAACCATTTTCAAGAACAATGTTGCCTTTGTTCCATTCCATAATACCTTGTTGCATCCACAAAGGTAAGTATTCATAAGAGTATTTGATACGACCAAGAATGTCTCGGGCTAAGTCGCCTTTGTTCGCTAAAATCGCAATCTTGTAGTCATCTGTAAACAAAACAGCCCAAAGCATATAACCTGCTGTGGTGGTTGTTTTACCAACCTGACGTGGCATCTTTGCAATTGAGAAGCGATTGTTGTGAAAACCACGAACCATATCCTCTTGAAAGTTCCACATATCAAAAGGAATCAAACCCAAGTCTACGTTAACAATCTTTACATAATTCTTAATGAAGTAGACTGGGTCTTTAATGCACCGAGTAATCTCAATTAACTGTTCATTGGTATACTCAACTTGTACACCTGACCGCTTTAACTTTGGATTACCTAAATAACCACCGATTGACATTATTTAATAATGCTTCTTAACATCCATGCTTTTTTCTGGTGTGCGCCTAACAAGTCTTGCAAGAAGTTACCAACTGCTGGTTCATCTGCTTGTTCAGCGGCTACAATACCTGCACGTAGATGTATGATGAATCTATCGTTATCACGTTTCAATTCTGTCATCATAGCAAGTGCCATAGGAATGTTTTGTGATTCTTCCAAGTCCGCTAACTCCAACATTCTTTCTAATGAACCTGGCGCATATGCATCTAACTGACGGATGTGTTCAGCGATAACATCGTTTTGTGCCCAAACATCATTATAGAATCCATCAAGGAACCCATGATACTGTGGAAAATTAGCACCTTCAATATTCCAATGAAAGCCATGTGATTTTAGATACAAAGCAAAATTGGTGCCCAAGATTACCTTTAGTTGTTGGATTAGTTGTTCCATTTTATCCTACCTGTTTAATTTGTTTAATCAAATCTCTTGTTGAGCCTACGAATACTGCTTTGTCCACATTTACCACAGTCTGTTCTTTAACTGGTGACAACTCTTTTTTCTTCTTCTGCAACTCAAGCAAATCTTTATTAATGTCAGACATATTCTTAATTAGTGTGGCTGCAACCTCATATGCTCTTGGATGATCCGTTGCTTTTGCTACCATAAGAATATTATCTACAGCAACTTTACCTTTCTCGGCTAAATCACGAATGTTGTTTCTTGCAAATTCAAAGTCCGAGTCCACATCAGTTGGAACAATTTCAATCAAAGAAGATTCGTCTTCTGCGAGTGGTTGAACTCCAAAGATGTTGGATAGATTTTCATTAGTTTTCAATCTACGCCCTGCCCCTTGATGAACCAAGTATTTGCGCCAACATTTAATAGTGTAGCCCAACCACGTGGATATACATTTGCATATCCTTTTACGGTAGAGTTATTAGCGACATAAAGGGTAACATCATTTGATGTTGCAACATTAATCATACCACTACCATTGAGAACAATATCAATTACTGTACCAGTAGGCCATGCAACAACACCAGAATTGGGAATTGTAATAACTTGAACCGCAGTATTGGTACTATAGATGTGACCACCGCGATCCGTCAACTGCAATGTGTAATCTTGAATTCTAATATTCTGTGAAATATTCAATGCAGTATTAGCCGCTGTGTATGCGCTGTTAGCTTGATTGAATGCATTGCCAAGATTATTAGTTAATGTAACAACACTTGCGCCTACATTGGCTGCTCTGGCTGCAACTTCAACACCAACGTTAGCTTCATAAGCGGCTTTAGTTGTAATTAATCCAGCACCTACGTTTGCTTGCCCTGATGCAACATCTGCAATTCTACCAGCACCAACGTTTGCTTGATATGCAGAAGTAACTGTAATTAATCCAGCACCAACGTTTGCTTGTCCAGCTAAAGCGGCCGTACCAGTATTTGCTTGATATGCCGCAGTCACGGTAATGATACCAGCACCAACGTTGGCTTGACCAGATGCAACATCTGCAATTCTGCCAGCACCTACGTTGGCTGACCTTGCAGCCACTTCAACACCAACGTTAGCTTGACCGGCTGCGGTTACTGTAATAAGACCAGCGCCAACGTTTGCTTGTGATGCAATATCTGTAGCAAAGGTGGAATCTAGATACGCAGATAGTGAAGAAAGAGATATAGTGTTTGATGTTCCGCTTGCAGTATTAGAAATGCCAAATATAACATTTCCTGGTGTATCTCCAACATTAGAAATAGCGGTTAATTGAGAAAACTTTTTTGTCATTTAGACTTCCTATTTTAAGTCAAAGTACTTGGAAATTCTGTAATCGTTTCTGAGAATCCAAAATCATCATCTGAGTTTGCTGATACTGGATCTGGCACGGTAACTATAGCAACAGTTTTTAGAGGATTCAAATCTACGGTATTTATTGTATATGTAGCATTAGAATAATCACCAACAATCACATCATCTTCTTCAAGCAACTCATTTAAGTCTGACACCACTAATGTGCCTCCACTATTATTAGCAAAGTATACAACAGTACCTGTTTTGTTCTTAGAGGGACTTCTAACAACTTCACCAGTAACTAAAACACCAGACCCGTTGGCATAATCAACGTATACTTTTTGTGATAGAGTGCTTCTTGAATCTGTGTAGATATTTGTGTTTGCTTGTTCAATCAAACCAACAGTACTTACTGGTGGGAAGATATATCCTTTTACTGTGAAAGATAAGTTCCAAATGATAAGTCTAGTTGTAGACATGTCGCCTTCATACTCTGTCTGTGGTGTAACAGAATTTAATATGATTGGCATATCATATTTTCTACCTAGACTTGGAATCAAATCTACAGTTACCGTAAAGTCTGGTGTGAAGTATGGTAATATCTGTTCCAGAATTTGTGTTCCATCTTCTGTGTTTCTAACATAGATTGCTAATTCAAATTCAAAGTTATATGGCACTGGTGCATACTGTGCTGATACTGCACCTGTTGTAGCATTTGTTGAAAAGTTTCTATTGATGCTATTGAATTTTCTGGATGAATCATACTCAAGTGCAACTAAGTCAAAAGAAATTCTTGGTACGTATGTTGCAATAGATTTTGTTAAAGTTGGATCGGATGTTAATCTGTAAATGTATTTTTCTTTTGCGCCATAAGATAGAGGAACTCTCATTCTCTCATGCTCAATTGTACCCGCTTTATTGTATCTGACCAATAGCAAATCGTTGAATAGTGTGCCAAAAGCAACTACTACTTTACGAATTGTTCTATTATAAAAATGTGAATTATTTAACATCAGGCTTCACCAAAAGGATTGTGTTCCGTGAAGTCCAATATACCATCGGCTTCCGTTTCTATTCTAACATTGTCTGCGATATCTTCAAAGATACTATTACCAACTTGCGTATCATCATTGTATGTTATAGCACTTCTCAATGCATTACTTGTGTTGCCATGAACATTACCTGTAACAAAAGAACCTTGTACACGAATAATGTTAACAGATGAATGTGCAGTATAAGAATGAACAATAGCTTGTGCGTTTGCTGTTGCTAATGAAGAACCTTGATAAATGATTTCTCCAGGAACAAAAGAACCAGTGCTTGCTGGAAATACTGTTGTGTTTGCAAGTGGTAGAGAAGCACGTTTGTAACTGTCAAATATCTGGTCATCAATTTCATCAACACCAGTAGAAATAATTTCTTCACTAAACACGAATTGTTTTAGTTTCAATGCATACACATAAACATTACCACCACGACCACGACCTAGTGTGTAGAACATCGCTTGATTGTTCTCATGCTCTACGAACGATATCTCAAAGAAGTTTTTCAATAAAGGAATATAAACTAAATCACCTTCTCTTGGTCTAAGCAAAGATGTGCCTAAAGAAGCAAATCTTCTGCGTGACATTAGTAGAGTTACCTCATCTCTAATCTCTAAACCAAATTTAGAAATGAAATCGCCCTCGCCATCCATGCCGCTAACATTCTCAAGATACATTTCAATTCCATAAGCACTACGAAATTCTTTTAATGTATCTTCACCATAGAGCATGTCTACTTGGTCTCTAGAAGTCTGTGGTAAATAATAAACATCCATGCCATGAATTTGCATAGCTTCAATCACCAAATCTTCTACCAGCAATTGCTCACTGGTTATTTGGTGTTGTGGAAAATTATTAAAATAGAAATTCGTTGGCATGTTTAGCCCACAAAGATTTCGCTAGGCATACTGCTGATGGTATACATTTCTTCTTCTAGTTTGTCCAACTCTGCTTGTGCTTCTTGCATGATTCTTGGACCATCTAGTGTTACACCACCAGGCATTTGAATGCCAGCAAACTTAGAAAGATTCGTGCCCCATTGATATTTAATTTTTGCTGTGGCATAAGTCTTCAAAAACTTATCATTCCATACATCCGAAACGCCAGCTTTTGTTGCTGTATTAGCTGTAATATTTGATGATAAATTACTTGCAATTGTGAGACTTGTCGGTGAACTAATTGTCCGAATCTGTACTACTTGACCGTCAGATAATGTAATGAAATCATTTTCAAGAACTTCTTGGTCAAATATTGTTCCTGTTCCTGTGATGGTATTGCTAGTTGTTGTGCCATCCAAAGTACCAGTCAAAGTTACTGTATCTGGTCTTAAAGCACGATAGCATTCTACAACAACATATTGTCCAACTTGTAAGTCTCTAGACCAATCAATGTCTAAGAAAATCTTATTTTGTTTACGATTGAATCTGAACATAGGCGTTCCAGAGAACAATAGATTCAATGTGCGGATATGTTGCATGGTAATTTCATATGACACATATGATACGGATGTAAAGTCATACAAATCATGCAAGCGCAACTGGTAGCGCAAGTCAAACATATTAACAGAAGATGAAGACTGGTCAAATGGTATAATTCCAGTAACAAAAATTACTGGATCTGGGCAATAAATCCATCTCCGGTCAATGTCAGCTTGTGTAATCTGATGCTTCATGTACAGTTGTTCGCAACCATCAAAATGATAGTCCTCAAAAAACTGAAGTGCATCATCAATTCTATCTTCAACCTGGTCATCGTCCACATTGATTTGGATTACTGGATGACCTAATCTGCGTAGGCAGTAGTCTTTGAATGTCGCTCTGGTTGTGGGTTTAGCCATTTATAGTTCCCAATAGTTTTATTATCTATTTATACTATTAAGATACCAGTCTTTGAATCATATCGCTTATTAGGATCAAACCACTTAAATCCTTCCCATCCTGGCTCGCCTTCAAGCACTCTTTTGCCTTGAGAATACACACCAATATGTTCCACAAGATTACTTCCATCTTGATTTTTAAGAATAGCCATCTTCATTTTATGCTGTTCTTTGAAGTATTTCATTACTGGATACTCAGCAAGATTGCATCCCTCAACGTCCTTCACTGGCTCTTTAGTTACCCAAGATGGATACAATGATGCCATTGTCCAGAAGTAGTCATCCCGAACATCATATCGGTATTCTCTAAAGAATTTATCTTCCCATGTGATTGCTGGTTTATTCAATTCAAAATCATACCACGGATTTCTTTTTAGATTGATTTGGCAAAACTCTTTGTTTTCTTCTAGGAAGTCAATCAAAGTTTGTATCTTGATTGGCTCACCAAAAACTACATCATCTTCGTGGTGCCAGATGTAATCATAGTCTTGTGTAGCTAGATAATTCCATAACTCAGTCCAAGTTGGTGTTAATCCAAGATTCTCTGTGTGAAGAACTGCTTCATTAAATCCATACTTCTTTGCTAAGTCTACAATTAGATTATCGTTCCTATCTTTTGGATAGTCATCTATGAATATACCATAAACTTCATGGTCACCAAAGTCAATATATTTTTGGTGTGATTCTAAAGTTGGTATTAAAAATTCTGGTCTGTTTGTGGAAAAGATAACTCTGCATATTTTCATATCAATATTCTGTTGTTATGAAAAATAGCTGAAACAATCTACCATCTTCTTTGTCTTTACCGAAATAGTCTAACGACATATGATAATTATTTCCACGATACAATACTAATCTATTGTAAACATTTCCCACTCTATCAACAAGTTCCCACTTAGTCATATCTTGTGTAACGCCAGATAAATCTGTGCCATCTTCGGTCATGCTTCCTGTTTTCTTATATCTAAAAATTCCTGTACCGCCAGATAGTGGCGCATCAGGAGTAAGATACAAAACACCAGCCCAAGTGTTATATGAATCTGCATGAATCCAACTTCTATCCATTGAAGTGGTTAGTTGAAAACTTCCTGTATAACCATCGTTTGCTTGCCAATCTGTAACATTTCCAGATACATCTTGGAGTATTTTTTGTATGGTTTCTTTAGTGCTGTCATTGATAAAAGTTTTAGTCCTAGTACCAGGCCAATTGCCAGTAACATCAAACTCCTGAGAAAGAGCAAACTCTCTCACATCATCTGGATTATTATAGAACTCATCAATCACAATCATATTTGTTTTCATATTATCTCCACTTAGGACCTTCCATCCATACGGCTAATGAATGTCTAGTTCCTTTTGTCACTGGCAAGGCTGCGTGAGATATAAAAGAAGGAAGAAATATTGCAGTACCTTGTTGTCTTATTTCTTCTTTATCTGGAGAATTTTGAGACAAATCATACATCTCAAAATCACCACCTTCGTATGTTGTTGGATCAGTCAACTGAATTACGCAAGTAAGTTTTCTGTGAAAGTGTGGATCACCATTCATCCAAAACACATCATGGTGTCTTTTATACTCACCTTGTATATCAGATGAATATTCAGCAAGTTGTACAAAACTTAATCTGGTTATATGAAAATTGAAGAAGTCATGGTTTGCTTGAATTGCCATTTTCCAAATCTCATCAAAGAGAAATTGGAATTTTGGTTCTTGATGAATAAACCGAATCTCACTTCTTCGGTATTCATCATCAAATATTTCATTTGATGCACCCATAGATGCTTTTTTGGAAGGTAACTTTAGACCTTCTTCCAAAATGAAATCACATTGCTCTTTAGTAAATCTACTTTTAAAGTAGGCCCATTCGCCGTTCATAATTAATTAATTACTTTAGTTGACAATGGTCCTTGTGGTCTAT